CGTGAGCGTGAAGTCGAATCAGTATCTTCTACTGTATACTCAAAGTTGATTGGCGAACTTGTGAATGACGCTAAGCACGAAGTAGAGAATGCATGGGACTGGTCACATCTAAGAACTACACTCACTACAACAACTGCGGAAGGTATTTTTGCTTACACTCTGACATCTTCTGGTGACAGGCTGAAAGTGTTGAATGTGGTCAACGACACCAGCAACTGGTACATGACGTACAAGTCTGCGGAAGAGTTTACAGATCTCTACCTAAACTATGATAACGTCACGTCAGGCGCTCCACAGTATTACAGCTTCAACGGCTTAGATGCAAACGATGACACGATTGCTGAAGTCTACCCTAAGCCTGACGGAGTCTATGAGCTTCGTTTTAACTTAGTGGTTCGACCTTCTAAGCTCGTTAACAACACAGACAAACTGTACGCCCCGTCAGCCCCTATTATCATGCTTGCCTATGCCAAGGCCTTAGAAGAGCGTGGAGAGGACGGTGGAGCGTCTCCTGTGGCCGCTTACGCCACTGCAAACAGAATGCTCAATGATGCTATTTCATTTGATCAAGAGAAGCACTCTGAAGAGTTAGTGTTTAGGGCTATTTAATGGCTAGTCAATTACGTCCAATCACACTTGCCGCCCCCGGCTTTTTCGGGCTGAATACACAAGAGTCTGGTATTACACTAGCCTCTGGTTTTGCGTTAGAGGCTAAGAACTGTATCATTGATAAGTTCGGTAGGATCGGTGCTAGGAAGGGTTGGACACCGTTGTCAGGTACTTCCGTCAGTATGACTGGCCAAGTTAGGGCTATTGCAGAACACGTTGAATCATCTGGTAGTCTGCGTATCTTGTTCACCGCTGATAACAAACTTTGGCGTTTAGATGGCAGTGATGACCCGGAAGAGATACTCCCACAGTCTGGCACAGCGATCAACATCACTGAAGACGATTGGCAGATTATCAGCTACAACAACAAAGCATTGTTTGTTCAGCAAGATCATACAATGGTGTACTATGATGACACAACAGGCACGTATTATGAACTTACTGCCGCACCTGCATCGACGACACCATCCTGTGGTGCGGCCTGCTTTAACCGGGTATGGGTTGCGGATGATTATACCGTCTACTGGTCTAAGATCTTAGAGCCTACCACATTCACAGGGACCGGCACAGGCTATATCAATATTCGTGAAGTCTTCGGTGAAGACGACAAAGTTACAGCGGTTACACAGTACAACAATCGATTGGTGATCTTTGGGAATAGGAACATTGCACTCTTTGCTGGCGGGGAAGACCCTACCGGTGAAGGGTTTAGAATGGTTGACCACATCACTGGTGTAGGATGTATCGCTCGTGATAGTGTACAGTCTATCGGCACAGAGGTGGTGTTCTTAGCCGCTGATGGCGTTAGGGCATTAGGGCGTACAATTCAAGAGACTTCAGCACCTATGCGGGATATCTCAAAGAATGTTAGAGACGATATTGTAAGCTTTGCAACCTCTGAGCCTAAAACACGAATCAAGTCTATTTATTCACCGAATGATGCATTCTATTTACTGTCATTCCCTTCAGCTAACCTGACCTATGTGTTTGATGTTAGAGCGCCATTGCAGGACGGTTCATTTCGAGTTACTCAATGGACCGGTATCAACCCAACAGCGTTTGCATTGACACGTAGTAATACTCTACTTCTCGGTCAAGAGGGCTATGTAGGTCAGTACGGTAACTATGCCGACAACGGTACAGCTTATAGTCTAGTTTACTTTACCAACTACTTTGACTTCGACAGCCCAACAACTGAGAAGTTGTTAAAGAAAATGAGATTGGCTATCTTAGGTGGTGTTGGTCAGGTAGCTCTGCTAAAGTATGCGTTTGATTACGGTACAGACTATGAGTTTCGTCAGTTTAATTTGTCATCTGGGGAAACCTATGAATACAACGTCGATCAGTATTTTTCAGATGACAGTATTGACAATGAAGCTGAATACACCTCCGGTCAGATTCTAGATAACATTTCAATCAACGTGGGTGGCAGAGGTGCTGTCATGCAGATCGGTATTGAATCCACAATTAACGGCGGACCGTTGTCGATACAGAAAATGGACATATTCGCTAAAACAGGTAAACTGGTGACGTAGATGGGAAACTATACAAAGAATACAAATTTTACAGCGAAAGATGCTCTAACACCCGGAGACATCAATAAGAAGCTTAAAGGGTCGGAGTTGGATGCAGAGTTTGACGAGATTGCATCTAAGTTTACAGAGAAGGCTGATTTAGCCGCTCCAACCTTTACAGGCAACGCTAGAGCAACAACACAGGCCTCTGGCACAGCAGATACCACAATAGCCACCACAGCCTTTGTAGCGGCAGGGTTTGCACCCTTAGCTGATGCCGCTTTGACAGGAACTCCGACAGCCCCTACAGCGGCCACAGCGGACGATAGCACTACAATTGCAACAACTGCCTATGTTAAGCAAGAGATCGACGCTATCCCTGCGGTAGACTACGCATCTGAATCGACTGCTGGAACAGTACGTATCTATGTAGACGGTAGTGGTGATCTCCAGATTTATACGCAGGACTAATCATGGCAATTGCGCTTAATGGTACATCTTTTGAATGGTATGAAAAGTCTATCCTACTGAATGGCACGGAAGTTGCAGGGAAGAACAATCCTAGGGATGTATACCTCAATGGTACAAAGGTGATGGGCCTCAGTGGGTTTTCTAATGAGACTACATTACTCAGTGGTGGGCTAGCACCAGACTCTAGTAACTTTGAAGACAATATTGTACCGCAACTAGCGGCATTAATTGGATCTGCATTCTTTTCAGGTGGTTATACTCAAGGGCCGGGAAAGGATACGACTTACACAGTCTATGTTAAAGAAGGTTACCGGGTGGTTTCTACCGATGGGACTTTTACCGGTACTGCATCACCGGGGACGCAAGTTAGATTTTATGAGGGACACTCAGTGACAGGAATCAATACATCACACAATGGCGGCACATCATTTACCGTCAGAAGAGACAACGGAGTTTAACGATGTGGGGAGCAATAGCAGGGGCCGCTATAGGTGCATACGGGTCATACCGGGCATCTAAAGCACAGCAGGCTGGTGTAGATCGTCAGATAGCGGCAGAGCGTGAAAACCGTGCGGCGGCTGAAGAGGCGGCAAAGTTTCGTCCGGTAGGCTTCACAAGCCCTTACGGTACGATGCGGACAGAGGTCGATGCTGAAGGGCGTCTAACTGATGTCGGGTTTGACTTAGATCCTAGATTCCAACAACGTGCTGACATCTATGCAGGCATGGGTGAGCAGATGCTTGGAGGCATCGACATTGACCCTATGGCGGCGGCTCAGGCTCGTATCTCCCGTATTGGGGAGCTTCGTCAACCCGGTAGAGAGCTTGCACAAGAACGGATGTTCAGCAACCTAGCCGCTAAAGGCTTAACAAACATTGGGGTTGATATGGGATACGGCGGTGCGGTTAACCCATACGCTATGGCATTAATGCAGTCCGAAGAGGCTCAAGATGCCGCTACAGCCTCTGAAAGCTATGATTTAGCACGTTCGGATATCTCTAGAGACTTGTTGCTAGCTCAAACACTGTTCGGACAAGAGCAAGACATCTATGGACTAGGTAGATCTGAAATGGATTATGGACTGTCTCTGGCTGAGCAAGAAAGAGCGGCACGATTAACCGCCGCAGGTCGATCAGCAGACTCTGCATCAGCTATCGCACGTATGCAGGCACAGTCTGGTAATGTCGCCGCAGGCCGTACAGAGGCGCTTCTTAGCTCTTTAGGTCAGCTTGGCGGTAAAGCCTATGATGCAGGGTTGTTTAGTGGTAAAGTCGATTACAGTCAGCCTTACTACTATGCACCAACCACAGGATTTGACAATCCTAACTCAGCATACTACGGTGAACTATAATGGCAGAATCACAAATCTTAGGATTGTTTGCATCACCACAGATGGTGGAAGATGCAGTACGGCAAGAGATCCGTCAGCAAGCCCCTCAGTTTGACTCAGCACCTAATCAGCGGTTGTTTACAAACATCGCACAGGCTGGTGCGGCCTTTGACCCACGTGTACAGAGAGCTAGACAACAGCAGGAAGTAGCACGAGGTGTTAGCGGAGAGTTTGGTACATCTCAGTATTACCGTGACATGGCTGAGCAGTTCCGTCAGCGTGGTATGCTACAGTCTGCAATAGTCGCCGCAGATAAGGCCAAACAACTAGATAAAGAGTTAATGGATGCGGCAAAGCTAAAGTATGGTGCAATCAGCTTTGTACAGTATGGAAGTAAGGTTCCAGAGATTCGTCGATTAGTGATGCAGATTGAGGCAACTAAAGACCCTGCCGCTAAGATTGCTTTA